CAACCCATAATCTTGCTTGACGCCTACTCTTCCATAAAAAGAAAAACATGAGTACAGAAGAATTGCAATATGTGGTGGGTGAAGCAAAAACGGGTGAACCTTCCGTTATCCGTTTCTTCGGCCGCATAACGGAAGAAACCACCTCCCAGTTCAATGACGAGTTCGACTTTCTTGAAAATATTATCCGTCCCTCCTGTATCCGCGTGTTAATCAATTCGGAAGGTGGCAGTGTCCTTTACGGCATGTCCACTTATTCCACCATCGCCAATGCCAAAGTGGACACCGAATGTGTCATCGAGGGTGTGGCGGCGTCAATGGCTTCCGTTATCTGGGCTGCGGGCAAACGTTCCCTTATGAGGGACTACGCCATTTTAATGATCCATAATCCTATACTGCCGGACAATGACGGGGAGGAGCCTTCGGACATGCTGTTGGCTTTCACCTGGCAGATAGAAACGATTTATCGAAAAAGATTCGGTTTGAATAAGGAGCATGTGCGCGCCATTATGGACGGGCAGGCCGGCAAGGACGGGACTTATTTTGATGCGCAGGCTGCCGTAAAAGCGGGCATCATTCCATCAGAGAACGTTATTCGTACATCGAGGCAGCTCTGTCGCAAAGTACATGACGAGATCGCCGGACTGGCGGACATGGCGGCCATTCAGGAGTTGATGGACCGTGTCAGTAAGGGGAATAAACCTTTTGAGGATATTTTTCCTACTCTTACAGAAACAGAAAACGATATGACAAACGAAAACAAGACACAAGGTTTTGAATATGGGGCGATTGCCGCCTCGCTGGGCATGAAGGACAGAGAAGTCAAGGACGTGATGGCCCGTATCTCCGAACTGGCAGCCATGGAACCTAAATACAATGAGGTACAGAAAGCCCTGAGTGACGCACAAACGGTCATTGCCGGCAAGGATGCTGCAATCCGGAACTTGCAGAAGGATCTGTCCGCTGCCACGGCGCGTCTCTCCACTTACGAACAAAAGGAG